GGAAGGACGTGTCAAAGACACACCTCTCCCTCTCCAACTCAGCTTGTTTGGAATTCACTCGAAGAGAAGGTGGAAAGCTCTCCATATTATGGGGAGAATTCCGAGAGTTCTTGGATTCCAAGATCTCTGATTTCTTCAAATCGGGTGTGAAGATGACCGAAGACCTCTTTCGCCTCACCGCACTGCGCGAGACGATCGAACGTAAGGTCACTACATTGTCAACCAGACGACCGAGACCCGGTGTGCCGTCCCCACGGGAGGCGTACACAAAGGGAAACTTCATCTGGATGGCTAATATCAAGCACCTAATCGGCCAAGGCAAAATCGGATCCCGATTGCCTGATGGCCTGACTTGGGCTGACGTCCAAGCGTTTCAAAACCCCTCGCTACCTCCCGTGTTCAGTGAATTCGGGATGCTAGCTGGTTATCTTCCAATGTCATGGACAAAGGAGAATATTGAAGACGCTTTTCTACTTGCGATAACTAACCTAACAGGTCGAGTTGAGCGCATGACTCGGGAGCAGACGGGAGTTTTCGATGCCATTGGCAACGAAATCTGTCCTGCTCAGTACCTCGGCGAGCCAATCTGGCGTGCCGCGTACCTTTCCGAACCTTTGAACAGTTCTGAGTTCAACTCGCCGTCACCAATGGTGGACCACGAGGGGAACAAGATACTGGATCTCCGGGCAGGGGTCGATAGCAGGCTTGGCATGCTACTCTTCCTCTGGTCAGAGACGAAATACAAAGATTGGACGGCCAATGGCCGTTTACCGCTTCCGGTGGACCCGGTTCCAATCTCTGAACCGGGCGTTAAGGCAAGGATTGCAACCAAATCGCTGATTTGGATCAACCTATACCTCTCGCCCGCGAGCCACTTCATTCGTGACACGATGCTGGGAATCCCAGGCTGTCGTGTCGGATTGAAGGGCGCCGACCACGCATGGAACTTCGAGGCGTCCTTTGGACGCCACGCAGACCGTTGGAAAGAGATCGAATCGATCTCAACCTCGGACCTGACAGCAGCCACTGACTGGCTGGAACACTCCATGGGTGCGCGTGCAATGAAGGCCTTCCTCGCAGGACGGTTCAACGAACATCCTGCGACGATGTACCTTCATCAGGCGATCGATCTCGTATGCTCCCCTCGATTACTAATCAAGAAACCGACCTCATTCACGATGAGGTCCGGGACACGAAACGTTCGCATTTACCGAAAATACAATGACCGACCATCAATGATGGTCGAGCATGGCAATACGGTATATGAAGGATTCATGACAACCAGAGGAATCTTGATGGGGGAACCCCTCACCAAAATGATACTCTCGTTGCTTAGTGTTGCGGCTGAACGGGCGTCCCGTGCCAGCCATACCACCTTGAATCCACTTCCTTCCGATTACGTCAAATCGCAACGCAAACTGCATCAGTATGCGTGTGCCGGAGACGACCATATCGGTATTGGGAAGACAGACTACCTGAAACAGATTCCGCAGAATCTGCAGAACTGGTCAGGTGTCATTTCCTGGGACAAGTACTGCATCTCGCATTACGGGGCGCACTACTGCCAGGACTTCCTAACAAAACCTGAACCTGGACCGACCTACGCATTGCGTAGCCTATCGAACCTTGTACGACAAGGGGCGAAGGTATCCAGGCCAAAGTATAAACTCGACCACGTGTGGCTGCGCCTCTTCTCCGATCGTCGGAAAGTGGGCAGCGCCGTGTTCGAAGAAACAAATCCGTTCCCTGGCAAGGCCAAGGCGCTCACCGAAGCGATGAGCTGGACGGATTGGTCATGGGACTTCAAGATCAAACTGGTCTTGCTCCAGAAACTGGGGCTCGGTCGCTGGTTTCCAGCGGCGTACCTAAAAGATCCAAGAAGTTATGTGCCGCAAGCGTTCGGAGGGAGAGGACTCCTCACCCTGCCAGGGATTCCCCGGCTTTTACCGCATGCATTGCAGTACTGTATAGTCAATTCAGACAACATCGCCGTTCGCATTGCGAACGGGTCGGGTGCCACCCGCAAATTGCGGGGTGTCATCCTCGATGAGTCTGATAAAGCACTAGAAAAGCTTCAATCCCTAAACGTCGCGGTGTTTACACCCGAACAGGTTAGGGAAGAAGTGTCCAGTTCCGAACTCGCGTCGTACGGTGACATGTCAATGACATCACTGAACAACCGAATTAGGGACGATTTCGTCGATCACTCTACCTTCGATCTCACTGAGAAGAAGGTGTCTGTAATCGCGAAAGCATTTGACGGACCAGATGTTCTCAAAGAGACACAGAAATCGTACGAAGGTCGTATGAGGTCTGTGGCGCGCGCGCAAAATCTGATCTACCAATCACGTGGTACAAGACCCGGCCTCGAGGAGGTCGAGTCTGCTATAGCTCAGCCGTGGGCTGCTATACAGAAATTGTACGTACGTCGCTCGGACGTGATAGAACTACTGCCCGTGGGAGTGGTTCCATCATTTACGATCCCGTTGATCCATCTTGAAGGTTCAATGAACCTCATTGAGATGGAAAGCCGGGTTTTACCCCAGCGGAGCACGGAAACTCACGTTCCGGACCTTATTGAAAAGGCCGCGTATGTGAGGTCGTGCTCTTCACAAGGAACAAGTCTTTCTTGGTCAGCTTCTGACCAAGAG